TGCTGCTTGTGTTGAACTTATCGCTGGAGCTGCTGTAGGATCTACAGGTAACGCTGCATTCGGTACAACATACCCAGCTAACGCTTAATTTTTATTTTTATATACGGGAGCTTCGGCTCCCCTTTTTTATTATGCCTTTTCCAACCACAAATGCAACCCAAGAGTTGCCAGCTATAAATCAAATACTTACATCCTGTGGTCAGGCTCCTGTAACTACACTAGACCAAACCAACCCGGAAGTTGCGATTGCCTATGCTACCCTGTTACAGGTGTCACGAGAGGTACAATCTGAAGGATGGACTTTCAACAAGGAGTATCACTACCAATTTAACAAAGATAATAACAACGAAATACTTATTCCTAATAACGTAATACAAATCAAGTTATCTGAAAACGCACAGAACATGACTTATGATGCTGTACGTAGACAAGGTAAGTTATACGACAGACAAAATCACAGATATACGTGGGAGTATAGTCCTATCGAATGTGATGTTACATGGGAATTTGACTGGATAGATTTACCAGAACCCATACAAAATTATATAACAGCCAGAGCAGCTACGCTTGTATCTGGTAGAATAGTAGGAGACGACGACCAGTACACAAGACTCAGAGCACAAGAACAAGAAATGAGAGTTCTAGCTAACGAGTACGAAACACAGCAAGGTCAGTTTACGATGTTTGGACATCCACAGGATTCTCAAAACTACTATCAAAGCTATCAACCATTTCACGCTTTACAACGATAATGCCAGCAGTAACTCAACGAGTTGACAACTATCTTGGTGGAGTATCTAGACAATCTGATGACAAGAAACTTCCCGGTCAAGTCGAGGAGTGCATCAATGGCTACCCTGATCCAACCTTCGGTCTTACTAAAAGACCGGGGTTTCAGTGGATAGCAAATCTAGCTACAGGCACTACATACGACAACTCAAAGTGGTTCTTTATACCAAAGGATGACACAGAAAAATACATAGGGTGTATTACACCAGTCCCATCAGGACAGTCTCAGGGAGCGATTGCAATATGGAATGCTGTGACAGGTGCTGCATGTACTATTACGTACGGTACAGGGGCACAGGCATACCTTACAGGAACACGTACAGATTATCATGTTCTGACTAGGCAAGCTAAATCTTACATAACTAACAAAACTGTTACAGTTGCTAAGAATGCTGACCCTACATTTAATGCAAACAGACAAGGCACTATTAGATTAGTAGGACTATCATCAAGTACTACATATAATGTAAGTGTAGCTGGACAAGCTATAAGTGCATATACATCAGGTAGTTCTGCAACATACGATGACGTTCTAACAGAACTAAAAAGTAGAATAGATGGTTTAAATATATCTAATCTAACAGTCACTAAACTCAAAGACTCTCTACACCTAGCACGTACAGGTGCAGACTTTACGTTAACAGGTTCAGCTGGACTTTATGGTACAAGCCTTCAAGTATTTCAAGACAGTGTAGCTACACTTGCTGAATTACCTACAGAGTCAGTGCATAATCATACTGTTAAAATTATAAACAGTGGTGCATTAACTAAAAGTTACTTCTTAAAATATGTAGCAAATAACGGTACATCAGGTCCCGGATATTATGCAGAGGGATTAGGTCATGGAATGTCTAATGGTTTAGATGCTTCCACTATGACTCACGAATTATCTAACACAGGTACAAACGCATTTACATTTGCACAAGTACCATGGACTCCTAGAGCTGTAGGTGATGACGACACTAACTCACACCCAACATTTGTAGGTGGTAAGTTAGAACAGGCATTTTTTCACAACAACAGATTAGGATTTTTGTCTGGTGATAATGTATCTATGAGTCAATCTGCTCAGTTTTTTAACATGTATCATACGTCAGCTCAGACAGTTACAGATGCTGACCCTATTGATTTAAAAGCCACATCAACTAAGCCGGTTGCACTTCATAGTGTACTACCGTCTACTCAAGGTCTTGTACTATTCAGTGCTAACCAACAGTTTCTAATGGGATCTAATGATGGTATATTAACACCATCTAAGACAGTTATCAGAGCGATAGCAAACTACGAGATGGATACAGTTATTGACCCTGTTGATACTGGTACTACAATTAACTTTATTAGTAAGACACCTAGTTATACTAGAGTCTTTGCTATGGTTACACGTGGAGAAAATGAAAACCCACAGGTAGCTGACATCGGTAGAGTTGTAAACGAATGGGTACCAGCTACTGTCGATACAATGATAGCTAGTGCACAGAACCAGTTTGTCGCATTTTCAGGTCAATCAACTAGATACATATATTTCTTTAGATCATATGCAGAAGGTAAGGAGATACAATTACAGACATGGTTTAACTGGCTAGCCCCGGGTAATGTACAAACTATAGCTACAGATTCTGATGAATTTTTTGCTGTAACAAAGCAGGGAACTCAGCTAACTCTAAGTAAAGCGAGTTTAAGTCAGAGTCCTGATGACGCTATTATTGTTAACAACGACGGTCAAAGATTAAACCCATGTATAGATTTATATGCTACAGCTAGTTCTGTTACATTTGACACAACTGGTGAGTTTAGTAAATGTTTTATACCTTATACTGATGCAACATATCTCACACCTGTTATTATAATTAAAGGTACTACAGCTACAGGTCAATTTATTGAGTCTGGATTTACTATATCTCCAGAGCGTGTAGTAGAAAGTGGTAACACATATTTTAAAGTACCATTTAAAAACTTGACAAGTGTAGCAAGCGATGTTATAGTAGGATATAAATATGACTTTGATGTAATACTACCTAGAACTTATTACAAGGTAGATGATGCGATGAAGCAGAGTGACTTTACTGCCAACCTTACAATAGCTCGCATGAAGTTTGCTGTAGGTCTGTCAGGAGTTATGGGCTTTAAGCTTAAGTCTAAAGGTATACGTCAAGGTAAGAAAGAGTATACAGGCGATGGTAGCACCACAGTTTACAACTGGGTAGATGAAGATTTAAGTTATGTAGATGATGACCAAATTAAAGTTAAACTAGATAACGTGGTAACTACAGACTTTACTGTAGATACTACAAGTGGTATTATACCTAAGATTACATTTAACACTGCACCCGGTGATGGTGTTAAGATACTTATATATCTTGATGAGTGGTATAACTTACAACCAGTTGTTATTGCTGACCAGTATCTAGCTAACGACGTACCTATATCAGATCAGACTATATTTTCATTACCTATACATCAGAAAACAGAAAACTTCCAACTAAGATTATTTAACGATTCACCATTCCCTGTCTCTTTAAACTCTATGATGTGGGAAGGATTATACTCACCTAGATTTTACAGGAGAACATAATGGCATTTGGAATTATAGCTCCTATAGTTGGAGCAGCCGTTGGTATATACGGAGCTAATAAACAAGCTAATGCAGCTAAGTCTGCACAGCAAGAGCGTAACAACGCTACACAAGCTCAGTATGAATACAACAAAGAAAGATGGGAGATGGACAAGCAGAAAATGCTTGCCGATCGTGAATTTAAAGTAAAAGAAATAGAAGAAAGAGCTAGGCAAGAAGGACAACTCGCAGGGTTCAAAGATGCCTCAGCTGCTAGACAATATAATTATCAGCTACAGATACGTAACAAACAGCAAGATACGAATGAACGTATGTATGCTAAGTCTAACGCTATCTTTGAACAACAGTTAGGTCTGAATGCTTTGCAAGAAAGATCAGCTCGAATGGATGAGCGTCAGCAGTTAGAAGAAATCAAAGCTGAAAAACGATATGAAAAAAACACAGCCTATCTCGATGGTATTATAGCCGAAGGTGAAATACGAGCAAGAGGGCAGATGGGTAGATCAGTACAAAAAGCTAGAAGTGTACAGACACTGAAAACAGCAACAGCTTTGACACTATTAGATCTCTCATTACAAAATGCTACAACTGCATCTGAAAGTGCAATACGTAACATTAAACAAGATAGAACAGTAGCTGACTTAAATGCTTACGCAACTAAGATGCTAGATCCGGGT